CTCCTATTGAGCCTGGTCGCGAAGGTGGCACTGTTGTGAGCGTAACTCGCCTCACTGCAGGTACTGGTCAAACCGCTGGCACTAAGACCACTACTGATGACAACATCAATGGCAGTGGCTGCACTCTCACTACTACTGTGGCGAGTGGAGCAGTTACAGGCCAAACTGTTGCCAACGGTGGTGACGGATATCGTGTTGGTGATGTATTGGCCGTAGCTGGTACAACTGATGCAACCTTCCGCGTTACGGCTGTTTCGTACACCAACTGAGGTAATTAACTATGGCCGCTTCTGTAGCTGCTGGTGGCAATGGCGTCTGCACGACTGATGCAGAGCGCATTTCTGTCGCCAAAACTCAGCGTCGCTTCGGCGGTGCTGCTATTCCCGACTCCGCTGTGAAGTCGGTGACCAAGGGTCTGCGCACTGCATACCCCGGCGTTGAGTGTAATATCACTAACGTCTAATTCCTAATTTGGATTAAATTAGGAGATCATTGGGAGTCCTTCGGGGCTCCCTTTTTTATTCACATGCATATAACACTATAAGCATATGCCTACTCCTACTTATTCGACCACACAACTCGCTGCTATCAATGAAATCCTGGGGTCGGTAGGACAGGCTCCAGTTACTGTTCTCGACCAAACGAACCCTGAAGTTGCTTTTGCTTACACCACCCTAATGGACATTAGCAGAGAGGTTCAAGCTGAGGGTTGGACATTTAACCGAGAATTTGAATACCCAGTTGTTGCTGACAATGACGGCAACATCAACGTTCCTAGCAATGTGTTGGCCATGGATCTCAGCAGTAGCTACGAGAACCAAGACTATGACACAGTTATTAGGGAAGGGAAACTGTACGACAAAATAAACCATACATTTACCTGGACAGTAGGTAAGGAGTACAAGGTTGATGTCGTGTGGTATTTTGGTTTTGATGATCTACCGCAACCATTCAGGGATTACATAACAGCACGCGCAGCGTCTAGAGCTGCTGTACGTCTTGTTGGTGATGTGAACCTAGCACAAACACTTGCAGCATTTGAAGGATGGCGTAGGTCCATCTGCATTGAATATGACTGCAATGAAGGTGACTATACAATGTTTGGGTTCAAGAAAGGTAACGACTTCTACAACAGCTATCAACCATTCCGAGCATTGGCACGATGACCGTAGTAACACAGAGAATCCCCAACTTTCTTGGAGGAGTATCACAGCAATCTGATGAGAAACTGTTTCCAGGTCAAGTTAAGGATGCTGTAAATGTCTACCCAGACCCGACATTAGGACTTATTAAAAGGTCTGGTGGACAGTTCTTGTCTAAGCTCCAAAATGCTTCTGGCCTTGATTCTAATTTCTGGTTTAGTATATTCAGGGATGACACAACAAAATACGTAGTAAGTATTGCAAAGACGACAGGTATTGTAAGAGTATGGGATCTGGTTACCGGACTTGAAAAGACTGTCTCAGATACAGCTGGAACAAGGTCTTACCTTACAGCGTCAGATGCCAGAAATCTAAAATACCTAAACATTAACGACTTTACTTATCTTTGTAATTCAGAAAAGATTGTCTCTGCATTACCTGCGCCCAACTGGTCACCAAAAAAGTTTGCAATTATAGTTGTCCAGACAGTTGAGTACGACACAAAGTACAAAGTAACTGTTGGTGGTAGCTCTTTTACATATACAAGCCGAACAAGCTATGTAACTGGTACCCCACCTCCTCAGGTGCTGCCACTTGAATTGTCAGAAATAGTAAATGGCATTTCTAGTGCAATTACGTCTGGGTATGCAACTAAGACAATTATCGACAACAGCATCTACCTTACCTTTAACTCATCTACAGACGTAACTTGTGAAGCTGGCCCTGATGGTAAGTATATTAGAGCCATTCAGGATAGCGTTGACACTTTTAACAGACTTCCAGAGCAATCCAAACATGGCGTCGTCGTAAAGGTTGCCAATTCATCTGCAGACAAGGATGATTTCTATCTAACATTTATTGCCCAGAATACTACGTACAATGCCAATGGTACAGTTAATGTAGCAGGATCAGGTAAGGGGTATTGGGAAGAGACAGTTGCACCTAATGTAAGCCCTGGGTTAGATGCTACAACAATGCCAGTCGTTCTAATTAAAGAACCGAATGGGAGCTTCACTGTAACTCATCTAGATAATTCACATGCAGCCATCAATGATGTAAGTCTTCTATGGGAGCCCAGAAATGTAGGCGACGATATCTCCAATAGTCACCCGAGTTTTGTAGGAAACACAATCCAAGATGTCTTCCTATTTAACAACCGCCTAGGATTTCTTACAGAAGACAATGTTTCAATGTCTGTTGCCGGCGATTACTTTAACTTCTATCATAAGTCGGCTACCACGCAAGTTGTTAGTGATCCGATAGACTTAAGTTGTGCAAGTATTAAACCGGCTGTTCTGAACTTTGTTACCCCAATAACACAAGGCCTTCTACTCTTTAGCAATAACCAACAATTTCTTATGGAGTCAGATGGTGGTGCTTGGACCCCATCTAGTACAACAATACGAACTATCTCAAACTACGAATGTGATAGATACTTAAAGCCAGCTGACCTTGGCTCGACAGTCCTGTTTGTTAGTAAGAACCAAAGTTGGTCTAGAGCCTTTGAGATCTTTACCAGAGGTCAACGGGAAGCCCCCACTGTATCTGAACCAAGCAGAGTAGTTCCTGAATGGATTTCTAATAATATTACAAACTCAATTGGCAGCTCACAGAATGGCTTGTGGATTGGCTCTAGCGCGATCTCTCCTGATATCTACATGTTTAGATACTATGAAGAGGCAAGCGAGCGGAAGTTAGCTGCATGGATTAAGTGGACATTACATGACAACGTGATCCATACAGCGATTCAACAGGATATTCTGTATCTAGTCACTTCAGGCTCTACTGGATATCAAGTACTTAGTCATAAACTAGTTGTGACCCCTAGCACAGGGGGGCTAACTAATAATCTAGGCAAACCAGTAGATCCGTATCTTGATGCTTGGTCAGTTATCACCACTACGCCTACCTTTGCGAATGGTGTCACAAAGGTCTATCTACCTACCTATTACAACACTTCAAAGACTATCGCATACGTAGTCGGCCTTTTGAAGGTAAATCCTAGTAATCTAAACTACTCAGGTCTATCTAGCGCAGCCACCATCAAATCTGATGGAGGTGGCAACTACTTTGAAATTCCTGGAGATGTCACTGGCAATTACATTTACGTAGGTTACCAATACCAAATGTCTGTAACGCTACCACGATATAATTATTCAGCTGGTGAGCAAGGGTACGACTTTACAGGTTATACCACTACAGCGCGTATGAAGTTCTATACAGGTCTCGGTGGTTCTGTGTCCTTTAATATTAAGGATAACACTAGATCTGAATGGACTAATGTTTCTGGTGTTCAGATTGCAGATACTTACCCGGCTGACACCTCTCCATATCGAGAATCATATGTATACAAGGTTCCTGTTTACCAAAAGCCTGACAACTACGTAATGAAAATACTATCTAACAACCCTTTTCCTGTCAGCCTTGTAGCTATGCAATGGGAAGGTCAGTATTCATCTGGATTCTATAGGAGGGCGTAAGTATGCCAGCATGGATTGGCCTCGGTATATCAGCTATTAGCACAGGCGCAGGTATCTTCGGTGCATCTTCTGCTGATTCAGCAGCAAAGAAAGCAGCTGAAGCTCAGCATAAATACTACACTCAAGCCTGGAATATGAACAGGCGGCGGCTAAATGCAGATTATCGATATGCTACACGTGGCGTAAATATTGCCAGGCAGAATGAAGAGACACTAGCTTCATTTAAAGATGCTACTAATCTTCAAGATTGGCAGTATCAACTTAAGATCCAAGACTTTGAGTATGCAACACAGATGAGGCAGTATGCCAAATCTGAGCAACTCTATGGACAACAGCTCTCCTACAACAACATGGCAGCCAGTGCTGCTAGGGAAGCTGAGATGCGTCGGCTTGAAGACGCTACGAATGAAATCGCCTTCCAGAATCAAGACATTGTTATTAAGGCAATGGAGTCTGAAGGAGCTGCTGCTGTTAAAGGACAGCAAGGCAGGAGTGCTGGCAAGAGTGATCAAACAGTGCTTGCATCACTTGGCCGTAATCAAGCAATCCTTGCAGAGTCACTTCTTAGTGCAAGGGGGGAGACGCAGGCAGCACTACAGAAGATTGCAGCTGACAAGTTCGGTGCAGATATTGCTGCAGAAGCTGCTCGTATGCTCCAACCTGAACGTCTTCCACAGCCTCCTAAGCCTCTTACAACGCCTCGTGCTGTCTTCCAGGATCCACGTGCGCCAAAGGTTTTTGATTATGGTCCTAAGCCAATCATGGGTGCTGTGGCGTCGTCTATGCCTGGAGCCATCATGAGTGGCCTCACTAGCCTCGCTGGTGGTATTGCAGGCTTTGCAGAAGCAAGTAAGACTCCGGCAATGTCATATGCAGGCTTGAGTGGACTTAGCTCGAATCCATTGGCAGGGGGCATACCACTTTCAGGGTACAACTGGCAACAATAACTATTACATAGATGGATCAAGTAAACTACAAAGGGTACGCCCGGAGTGTTGGTTTCGATCCTGTTAAAGCTCCCTACGCTGCTCTCCAACGAATGGAGGAGCACGACTCACGTGTCCTACGGGGCATGGAGGATAACAGGCGAGCTATTAAGCAGGTTCGTGACGAATACGGTGCTGGACTTGAGCGTAAGTTCAGCCAAGAAGAACGCAACAGAGATCAGAATTATAACCTTCTTCAGAAGTATAGGGAGAACCGTGCATCTGCTATTGAAGCCAAAGGAAAGGTAGTCATAGAGAACTACCTGCAACAAGGTAAGTCTATCCAGAACACAATGGGTAGCCTTGCCAAGTTCAGTGACACCATCTCGTCTGCCCTTATGGATTTCCAGAAGGCAAAGAGTGAGAGTGATATGAAGTCCGGCTACATGGAGGTGGCATCAGGTGGATTCACCCCTGAGCGTCAGACAGCGGTAGCTCAAGGTGAAACTGTTCTGCAAGTAGCTGGTGAGGCCCAAGACCGTGTAGCAGAGAACTTCCAAGCTGTTGGAGCTCCTGCTGATGTGGTGATGGGCCTAATGACCGGCAATAAGTGGAGGGACTACGGTCGTCTCAAGGCTTATTGGGAAATGAATGTTGGGGAGTTTGCTGGCTATGCCCAGACAAAACTCTCTGATATGGGTGCTATCACCGCTCCTGATCGTCAAGCTGCAATGCCTGACATCTTTGAAGGATTCCTAAAGGAGAAGGGATTGTTTGGCCTTAAGGCTGACTTCCTTGCTGAAGGTCTTATCAAGATGCGTGGGCAATACAACGCTCTTGTCGATGACGCTCGTAAGTCTGACATCATCAATAAGTCAGAGAGTATGCGTGATGAAGCTATGGAGAACCTGTTCCGCTCTAAGAGTGGTGATGCTTTCTCTGAAGCTCTACGCCTAACGGCACGCACCTATGGTGAAGATGGTCGTACACCAGTTGGTCTAGGTAAAGCACGTCAGATGCTCTACAAGGAGCTTGCTGATACAACCCGCTACAGCGAACAGGATGTAGCCAATATCCTTGGTAATGCAATGACTGATAACGGTCAGAGCATGAAGGATAGGTTTGGTCGTGATTACGATGACTTGATTGCAAACCGTCGTAGAGATGCCGAAGCCGAGTTCCAGCTAGGACAAGCAGAAGAGCGCCAGCAACAGAAGACAGCTGAAAAGTCCCTGCTGAAGTGGGTTGAAGAGGACTGGGATGGTTCTTCCAAGACACTCCAGGACCTCATTAAAGAAGCTGACACCAAAGGTATTCCTACTGATCGTCTCAAGGCCCACCTTGCTCGCAGTAACGAATCTAAGAATGCTGACTTCTGGAAGCAACAGTTTGATCAGGCATATGATCAAGGAACTCTTACTCTTGAGGATGTAGACCAGCCAGGTGTTCCCTGGGAAGTACGTAAAGAGTACCGCGAACGTGCTCAAGAACAAGAGAGGATGCGTGGTGAGTCAGGCATCAAGCAGGAAGTTGTTAAGGCTGAGTTCCAAGACCTGATCAAGTCGAAGCTCGTCGGTGAGAGTACTGATCGTGCAGCACACTACAGCGCTAGGTTTGCATCTGATTACGCCCTGCGTCTGTTCAACAGCAAGTTCAAGCAGTACTCCAAGACCATGGAGCCCTCCAAGGCAGCTGCACAGGCACGTAATGATGTTCTGACTGCCATTGAGAAGGGTACTGGGTCGTTCAAGGTGATCGGCTCTGCTGAAGCCCAAGGTACTCAGGCGTTCTACGCAGCATTCACCCCTGGTAAGCACCAAGGAGCTCCACGGGCAGTGGACATTATTGATGCATCCTCAGTGTTGCGTCAGGTACGTACCAACCCGTCTCTTGTAGATAAGAAGGTACTGACAAGCCCAGGTCTCCTGCAGGATATTGCTAATCGCATTGATAACGGCAAGCCATTCTCCATTCCGACTATCTACTCTGATTTAGCTAAACCGCTAGGCAGAACCCCAACTGAAATCTTGAATGCTCAGTTGAAGGCAGCTGGTCATACTGCACAAGTAAGGCCTGGCTTCCGTGAGCAACTGAATCAGATTCAAGATCCAAAGCTTCGTGCAATACTTGATCAGCCTCTGACTCAAGAGAGACTGAACACAGCAATCATTGGTAGTGGTAGTGCCCCGGCTACTGTCCGTACAGGATCCCAGGGTTATGCAGATGTAGTTGCCCTTGGTACTGCAGCTGGATTTAAGTTCCCACATGCAATGGCTGCGATGTGGGCTCTGGAGTCTGGATACGGTAAGTACCACTCCAACCCAAACAATGTCTTCAACATCAAGGACCGTAGGACTGGTCAGTTCAAGAGCTATGCATCTCCTCTTGAGTCTGCCAAGGATTTCATGTACCTGATGACAGATCCCAAGTATGCACCTGCTCTGAATGCAGCCACGACACCACGTCAGTTCATTGAAGGTATTGCCATGACCTACTCTGGTCAAGAGCGTGACTATACCTCAAAGATCCTGCGTGTAATGCGTGATAACGGAATCAACCCTGATCAGCCTCTAAACAACAACCCGAACCCTGCACGCAATAACGCCTATATGCGTCCCACCCTTGCTTACATTTCAGGCAACATCGGCACGACCTCTACAGGTCAACACCTTGATGTAAAACAGCAGGACAATCCCAATACTCCTCAGAACGAGTTTGCTAGGGAGTTTCCAGTTAATGTCCTAGATAACTTCGTTGTTGTCGAGGATAGAGAGCTTGGTCGCGTTCCCCTTAGCCGTACACCTATCACAAACACCTTTGCACAGCATCGCGCCCGTGGATCACATGGTATTGACTACGGTCTATACAGCGGAACAAAAGTGTTCGTAAAGAATGGTGCTCGTGTTATCTCTAAAGCACGTACAGAGCATGGGGACAAAGTTGTAATCCAACTTCCCGATGGTCGACGTTTCAGTTTCCTACATGGTAATGCCGTATGACACAAACCCCATTTATCGATGAAGAGGAGCTGAGACGGCTTGAAGCCGAGAACAAGGCTCAGGAGGAGGCACTTAACTCTGCTGCTCCTGAGTACAACGCTCAATCGGCTACTCAAACACAATTCAAAGAAGCCAGCCCGCAAGAGAATAAAGCAGCTGGCAATGTACAACCTGTCAAAGGTGCTACCAACCAAGCGCTAGCACAGGTTAATCCTATTGGTAACCCAAACCCACCTGCTGAACAGAAGCCACTGAACCCAGGATCTGGCTTTATCTACGGTAGTGGTGACCCGAATGCAGACCTCGGCAAAGACCTAGGTGAATACGCGACTCGTGTATTTGAGGGACTTGGTGCAGCAGGCATGGGCATGATTGACTTCGGTCTTGATGCCATTGGTCGTGTACCAGGTGCTGAGCGTATTGATGACGGGTGGGACCAGATGACGAAGTTCCAAAACCCGCTCTTTCAGAAGCTGCGTAACATTGCATCCGTAGTACTTCCAAGTATTGCTTCTGGTGGTGTTGCAGGTGCTGCTAGTAACGTTGTCAAGGGCGGTGCTTTAGCTCGTGGTGCTACTGCCCTTAGCGTTGGTTCAGCGCTTGAAGCTGGGATCATTGAACTCAGTGACCAAGGAACCGACGACAACCTGTCCACTATGGTTAAAGAAGCCGCACCGTGGCTTCCTGTACCAGAGGCGCTTGTAATCAGTGATGGCGATTCTCCTGAGATTCGTCGTCATAAGAACATCTACGAAAACGCAGGGCTTGGTATTGTTGGATCCTTGATTGGTTATGCATTCCAAGCAGGTAAGCCTGTGATGGGATGGTTCAAGCCAAAGGACAAGGCAGCTCAAGAGTTCATGACTTCTGAGGTTCTTGTTAACGCCGATGCTGCTACAGCTACACGTCTTTCTGAGCTCTCAAGCCAATCCTCTGACCTGAAGAGCGCAGCTACTGAAGCCGCTCAAATGCTTGATCAAGCTGCACAGCAAGGTACTGATCCGATCACCATCCAACAGATGGCGGATCAAGTTATGGGCAATACAAAGGCTGCTAAGGCCCTTGATGAAGAAGCTGCGGCTATCACCAAGGAATACGTAACTACTGGCGCTTCCAGGGTCACAGAGAACCCTGTGGAGAGCTACCTGGAGCGTGATCAGATCAGCCGTGATCTACAGGTTGATGAGATCGGCAAAGAGCGTCTCTATGCAGATCCTGAAGGTCTGAATGGCGTTGATCCCTACATCACTCCCACCATGTTCCCTGAAGGCTCTACTGCAACGATGAGTCGCTCTCCTGGCACCAATGCTAGGAACATGGCTGATGTTGCTGCTATTAAGAGTGGTGCTGTAGACGGTTCCCCTGCACCGATGATGTCGGAGCGTGCTTATCATTCTCTGTCTCGCACCATTGATAACCCTGAAGGCTCGACCTATGCACGCGACCTTGTGGTTGATCTTGCAGAGGAGGCTCGTTCTGCTGGTAACTTCGACGCAATCGTTGATGGCTTCCGGTACACCCGTCAACAGATGACGGATGCAGCCTTTGAGATCTATAAGGACATTATCACTGCGCGTAGTGTAGATGATGTAAAGAAGCTGTTCCTGGATAACCGTGACGTAAAGAATATCCTGGATGGTCGCAAGATTAAGTACATCAATGATGTGCAAGCACAGGCTGTTGCCTATGCCATGCGTGACCTGACAGATAAGTACATCGGTCGTGTTGTCAACGAGACCTCTGCCCGTGCCATGGATACAACTGGCCGGGAGATCTCAGACATTGCTGAGGCGTATAAGACCTTCCCTGAGTCTGCCGACTTTGATCGCACAACTGAAGCTATTGCTGACCGTATCTCATTCCTGATGGAAGAGTATGCACTTAACAAGTATATTGCTGGTTGGGCGCTTAAGAACCAAGATCGTTGGGAGCGTGTTGTCAGCAAGACGGCTAACCCTGAAGAAGCCATTAAAGGCATCACAAAGCAGTTTGACCTGAAGCTGAACGAGGCAAAGCTTAAGTCACAGAACTACCGCAACATGATTGTGACGGTAGCCAAGGAACGTCCTGAAGCTGCACAAGTATTGATCGATGCCTTTGCCCTATCAAAGGGTGATGTGGACACCATCGACAAACTGATGAAGTGGACCTCTAAGCAGGTAAGCCCTCTTGGTCTACTGAAGGGTGATAGCGATGGCCTGAATGCGTTTGCTCAAGGAGCTTTTGCAATCCGCTATAGCGGCATCCTTAGTGGTCTTTCGTTGCTGAAGACAGGTGTAGCCAACATGACTGTCTTGGGCCTTAAGACGACCAATTCATTCCTTGGAACTGGTATCGGGATGCTGATGGGTCGCAATTCTGTTGATGACCTACGTAAAGCAACCCATGTTTATGGGTCGATGTGGTCAGTCCACAACAAAGCACTCAAGGATTCCTGGGAGACCTATAAGAAGCTGTGGAACGCTGGCAAGTGGGGCAATGACTTCAAGATGAATCCACGGATGCTGGCACGTGAAGACCTTGTTGATTACGTAAAGCCAGAGCTGTGGGACACCCTTGCCAAGATGGAACCTATCTGGGAGAAGGAAGGTAACTACGGAAAGCTGATGCAGTATCGAGCATCACGTCTGATGTATGACCTTGGTAACTGGCGTTGGGCTAAGTACGGAACAAATGGGTTGATCTCTGCTGACGCCTATATGTCCACTACGGTAGCCCACCAACTTGCCAAGGCTCGTGCATGGGAAGAGGTATCTCGTATTGGTTACAAAGGGGCAGAGCTTGAGCAGCAAATGCTTAAGGCTGAGAAGATTGCCTACGATGAAATGTTCGATTCAGCTGGCAATATCACTGACGATGCTCTCAAGTATGCATCAGGTGAGTTGTCGATGAATCTGGATGATGCAACAGCTTCATGGCTGAGCAATGGTCTCAATAAGCTTCCCTTCCTGAAGGGGTTCTTTATGTTCCCAACTACAGGTGTGAATGCAGCTAAGTACGCAATGTCCTACACCCCTATTGCACTAATCCCTGGCATGAATCGTTATGCCAAGGTTCTGTGGGCAGGTGACAATATGGACCTGATCAAAGCTGCATTAGAGGAGCACGGTATTGTCTACGATGCTGTGCCTAATGGTATGGCTATCTTCAAAGGCCTTGAGGCTGAGTATCGTGGGCGTCTTGCTTTTGCTGGTCTACTGACTTCTGGTCTGATGGGTCATGCACTTAGCGGTAAGATCCGAGGTAATGGTCCTGAGAATAAGTCTGAGCGTAAGAAACTTCGGGATAACTTTAACTGGCAACCCAAGACTATCAACATTGGTGGTAAGTGGGTGAGCTATGCAGGTATTGAACCGTTCGACACACTACTGAGTCTTATTGGTGACCTTGGTTACTACTCTCGTGACCTTGGCTCAACGCTAACCGAAGACTTTGGAGCCAAGATTGCTTGGACGCTTTCGGCAACTTTTGTCAATAAGACATGGACCTCTGGTCTTGAACCGCTGGTGGCTGTTGCTAATGGCGATGAGACAGCAATCTCCCGTTATCTTGCAAACGAAGCGCGATCAATGATTCCTTGGAGCAGTGTACTTGGTGTTGCTAATAACGCCATCACAAGCTCCCAGAAGGATATCTATAACGACATGATCGGTTACATCAAGAATCGCCTGCCTGGTCTTGCTAGCACGCTTCCTGAGCAGATTGATATCTACACTGGCAAGCCTCTCAACGACATTGACAACCCTGTTCTTAGAGCACTGAATGCTGTCAACCCCGTAAAGGTGAGTGAGGGTACAGAGCCTTGGAGGCAGTGGCTGATCGACAGTGGTTGGGATGGTGTGCAACTGATTCGTAAAGACTCTTCTGGTAACCATGAGTACACTCCTGCTGAACGTGAAGTCCTCTATCGGTACATCGGTGAGCAGCAGATCTGGAAGCAGTTTGACAAGCTAAGCAAGAACAAGAAATATAACGATCAACTAGATCGAATTCGCGCAATGCGGGCACAAGGTCGACCATCTGACGAGATCAATGCTGCACAGCTGGAGGCCTATGGAGTGATGAATGACATCATGATCAAAGCCCAGAAGGCAGCCGAGCTTCGTCTACAGACTGAAAACGAGCCAATGTGGCGCGGCATTCAGGAATCCATCCGTAATAAGAACTACCTCAAGCAAGGTCGTGTTGATGATGCAGCTCGTGCAGCTGATCGGCGCAAGGCTGAGATTGAGAAACTTACCCAAATCTATCGGTAACGCTTAATGGCAGTCACTCAGAATACTTATACGGGTAATGGATCCACCACTAATTACTCTTTCACTTTCCCATATCTTGAGACCACTGACATCAAAGTAAGTGTCAATGGTACGAATACAACTGCATACACCCTTGCCAACGCTACTACTATCCAATTCAATACGGCACCAGCTAATGGTGCTGCTATTCGGATTTATCGTCAAACAGATGACGCAGCACTGGCTGCTACGTTCTATCCGGGCTCTGCTATTCGGTCTGCTGACCTGAACGAGAACTTCACGCAGAACCTGTATGTAACCCAAGAGTCCACGAACAATGCAGCAACAGCCACCACAACGGCTAACACTGCACTGACGAACTCAGCCACTGCTATTGGTACGGCTAACACCGCTCTTAGCACCGCTAATACAGCCTCCAGTAACGCCTCTGCTGCTGTGTCTACGGCAAACACTGCTAGCTCCAATGCCAGTGCTGCTGTCTCAACGGCTAACACTGCAAGTAGCAACGCGACTACTGCTGTAAACACGGCTAACGCTGCCACTGCTACGGCTAACAGCGCTACCTCAACGGCTAATACAGCACTTAGTACGGCCAATGCCGCTACAAGTACGGCTAACGCTGCATCTACTGCTGCAACTACCGCTGTCAACACAGCCAATGCTGCGTCTTCTGCAGCAAGCTCTGCTGTGTCTACAGCCAACACAGCGTCCACCAACGCATCTAACGCTGTAACGACAGCTAATACTGCTTCTACTAACGCCACAACCGCAGTCAACACCGCAAATACTGCAGTTACCACTGCTAATGCAGCAGCAGCGGCTGTGGCCAATGCTGTGCTCTACACAACCGTAGCCAACGTTGCAGCTATCCCTGCATCACCTGCTAACAATACTGCTATTGAAGTTACCAACTCTACTGGTATTGAGAGTTTTACACCGCTTAGTGGGAAACCTGCAGGATTTATCGGTAGCTCTGGTCTTAGTGTTCGTATTATTTACCAGACCACTGGTTCTACGTGGACGTGGATCCAGTATTTTCCTAATGATCCTGAGACTCGTTACCTAAAGACAGGTAGCACAGGTACTGTCACCTCAACGATGATCGCTGATGGCACCATTGCCGATTCAGACATCAATGCAGCTGCAGCAATCAGTCTGAGCAAACTGGCAACTGGAGCACTCCCCACTGCGATCACCGTCGCCTCGTCCAACATTGTTGACGGCACCATCGTCAACGGCGACATCAACGCCAGCGCCGCGATTGCCGGCACCAAGATCAGCCCGGACTTTGGCAGCCAGAACGTCACCACGAGCGGTGTGATCAGCGCTGCGGCTGGTTCTGCAGGATCACCGAGCATTACGTTCACCGGCGACCTGAATACGGGCATCTATTCACCAGGCGCAGACCAAGTAGCCATCAGCACTGGTGGGTCTGGCAGGTTGTTCGTGGATGCGAGTGGGAATGTAGAGATCGCTAGTAGCGGTGCTCGGATTCGCGGTGACTTTACTAATGGAACGCTTGCAAATCGCGTTTCATTCCAAACAACAACAGCAAATTCGTCTACTGTCCTACAGGTATTGCCAAGCGGGACTGGGACGGCAAGTCAAGTAAGATTATTCAACAATTCAGACGCCGCCAACTCGGGTGGTGGGCGCTTTTTCACTACATCTGGCGCGTTCGGTCTTGAGGGCCAGATTTCTGGTACAGGCACTTATCTGCCTCTAACATTTCAAGTCGGCGGCAGCGAGGCGCTGCGCATCACATCGGCAGGGCTCGTGGGCGTGGGGACGAGCAGCCCAGGGTCAATCCTTCACTGCAACTCAGGATCAGCTGCTGATGTTTATGTCCGCACGAGCAACAGCGCTGCATCATCTGGCTTTGATGTTGGTGTTAGCTCTGGCGGAATTGCTTATGTCTTTAACCGCAATAACACCGACCTGCGCATTGGTACGAATGGGGCCGAACGAGTAACTGTTACAGCCGGAGGCAACGTCGGCATCGGAACCACGAGCCCGGCGCATACGCTTGATGTTAAAGGTTCAATAGTACGTATCAGTAATCCGGGATCAGGCATTGCGTCTTTAGAAATAGGCGATGGTGCAACCGGCAACCAGTACGCTTACATAGATTTAGTAGGTGATACAACCTACACAGACTATGGCTTAAGAGTTTTTAGATATAACACCGGCGCAAATGCACCTTCTGTTCTTTACCACAGAGGGACAGGTGCTCTTGGCTTTAATGCTGTTGACTCTGGTCCTTTTACTTTTGTACATAACAACGCAGAACGCGCCCGCATCGACTCATCGGGTCGCCTGCTGGTGGGGACGAGTAGTGCAAGGGTAAACTTCTTTAACAGTACGCTTTCTGCGCTTTTACAGGTAGAGGGAGCGGATCACGAAAACAGCTCTGTTTCTCTAATTAGAAATACTATTTTTGGAGGCACTCAGTACGGTCCCAATCTTGTCTTAGCTTCAACTGGCAGCAACACCATTGGTTCAAATACGGTTTCGCTTAATGGTGGATACTTGGGCACAATTTCGTTTCAAGGGACAGACGGATCTAAGTTTGTCCAAGCCGCTGAAATCACTGCCCAGGTAGACGGCACCCCTGGCGCTAATGACATGCCAGGCCGCCTCGTATTTTCTACAACGGCGGATGGGGCGAGTTCTTCAGTGGAACGCCTGCGAATCACCAACGATGGCGTGCAGTGCTACAACCAAGCTGCGCCAGTTGCCAAGACTGCAGCCGCAACACTAACGCCCGCTGAATTAAAGGTTGGCATTATTACATACAGCAGTGCTTCCAACGCAAACCTTACGATGCCGACTGGTACCGATCTAGAGGCGGCATTCCCTGGAATTTACACAAACATGACATTTGAGTTCAGCGTGATCAACCTGAGCAGTGGAACTCCGTCTATCGCAACGAACACTGGAATAACTATTGTTGGCGGTAATAACGCTGGTAACTCTGCACGTTTTGCGGTACGCAGAACAGCGGCAAATACGTTTACTGTTTACAGGTTATCTTAGTAGTCCCCTCCACCGTTCACCCTACATAGGCACTCTGAGACGGGGTGCCTTTTCTTTTACTAACCTACTCAACCTTATGACCACCTTTACTTGGAAAATTGCAAACCTTGAGCGTGAGACCTCCACTGGCAAGGTCTACACGGTTCACTACACCATTGACGCCTCCAACGATACTTACCGTTCTGGAGCGTATGGCTCTATTGGTCTTGACGGCGAAGTAACCACACCGTTTGCAGACTTGACCGAAGAGCAGTGTGTGAACTGGGTCAAAGACTCTCTCGGTGAAGAAAAGGTTTCTGAAATTGAAGCTGCTCTCCAGGCTCAACTTGATGAGCAAGCTGCTCCTACTAAGGCTTCTGGAGTGCCTTGGTAATAACCTAAAGGTACAAACAAATGATTACCATCCTTGGCATCAAGGTGTCCTATGAGGCACTTGCCTTCCTTGCACTGTTCCTAGGCTCTGAAGTTGTTGGTGCTTCCAAGCTGAAGTCCAACGGAATTGTCCAACTGCTGCTCAGCGGCGTCAACGCTCTGAAGCCACTGCGTAAGGAAGACGATCAGATCCAACGCATTAAGGATACATTCCGATGAGTATCAAGCTCCTTGACGTTATCCGTAACTACAAGGGGCTACCTCATCAAAAGCAAGCTATTGAGGCCCTGGAGCGTCTGCTAGGGTCCTATGGTGTTTCAGATGAGGCGGAGTGGGTCAAGATCTGGCGTCTACCTACTCCCACAGCTCCTCAACAATTTACAAATACCTGGGAAGGAATTGAAGCTGCAGCTAAAGCTGCTGGTGCAAAGTTCCCGGAAGTAGTTGCTGCTCAGTGGGCACTTGAGAGTGCGTTTGGTACCGCTCTCAGTGGTAAGAACAACTACTTCGGCATCAAAGGAACTGGCACCGTTAAAACCACCTGGGAAGATTACGGCAATGGTCCTGTAACCATCAAGGCTTCCTTCAAAGATTTTGCTACCCCATACGACTGTGTTGAACATCTAGTCGAGCAGTGGTACAAGGATTACAAAGGTTATAAAGGCGTCAACCGAGCTTCTACCCGTGAAGACTGTGCATACCTTCTAAAGCGTGAAGGTTATGCCACTGATCCCGTCTACCCACAGAAACTAATTCGGTTGATGGAGCAGCATGATTGAAGCTGTCATTACGGGAGTCATTTCTCTCGTTCTTGGCGTTGGCGGAGGAGTGATGACTCTCAGTTCACGAACCAACTCACGTATGGATCTTATTGACAAACGTATTGACCAAATGGAATTACGTCTAGCAGAGAAGTACGTCCCAAGACAAGAACTCGCCAATGCACTCCAAAAGATGGAGGATCACATGATCCGCATCGAAAATAAATTAGATCAGATCGTATTGAGAAATGGCTAAGCAGAAGGCCAGTGAGGATATGTTCAATGAGTTACATAATATGGTAACCAAAGAGCTCCTCAACCGAATCAAATCTGGTGAAGCCTCCACTGCTGACTTAAAGGCAGCCTGTGATTGGCTTGCCAAGAATGACATCAGTGGTGTCGCCTACGACGGCAATCCTCTGGACAAACTTGCCACCGTTCTACCCAAGGTAGACCCTGAACTTGTACAAAAGAGGTTGTATGGCAAGTCGCACATCTAACTACTACAAGAGTAACCCTACAGCAAAAGCCAAAAGGCTGAAGCAACAAGCTGAATACAACAAGACCAAAGAGGGTCTGAAGATCCGTAGTGATGCCAATAAGTTGAACAGAAAGCTTGGTACCTACGGTAATGGGGACGGAATGGATGCCAGTCACACTGGTCCTAATAAAGGAAAACTAGAGTCCCCTAAGGCGAACCGTACACGTCCGCGTAAGGGAAAGAAGTATGCCTAATCCACTAGGAATTCTTACCAATACAACTGCGCGTGACAGTCTAATCAAAGCCTTTGAGGGGTTTGAGCCAAGAGCGTACCCAAGGCCTGAGGGTGGTGGCTTTGCATATGGTTATGGATTTAATTTCGATGCCTCTGGAAAGGATGTATCCCCTCAGGCAACCATCACCAGACAACAGGCTGATCCGCTTCTGAAAGTGAAAGTTGATCAACATGCATCGCAGGTTAGGCAGGATCCTGGCTACAAAAAGCTATCTCCTAATGCACAAGCAGCTGTTGAATCCTTCGCCTTCAACGCTGGTCCAAACTTCTTTGGTGCTTCAAATTTCCAGACACTTACTGATGCAATCAGGTCTGGTAACGACAAGAAGGTAGCAGAGGCTCTGAAGCTCTACACCAACGGTGGTGTGCCTGGTCTTGTACGGCGACGTGAAGCTGAGGCAAGGCTAGCCACTACTCCTTACATGTCTCCTAAGAACAGCACCCTTGCGAATGACCGTACCCGTAAGGACGGTACAAAAGCAGTCAAACAAGGAAAGCCTGTTACCTGGGATGCTGCATCTAAAAAATGGAAACCAGCAATGACGATCCGGTGATATGACCCCGTTGCTGCCCAGTCCTGATCACTACATATACAACCTAATAACAATGACAAGCCCTGAAGCAAAGCGTATGTGGAGACGCGCTATTAAAGAGCACTTCAATTGTCAATGTGTTTATTGTGGAGAAACTTATGAATTACATGAACTTACTCTGGATCACGTTCGCCCTAAGTGTTTTGGTGGCGAAGACCTTACTTCAAACCTCGTACCCAGCTGTCGTCAGTGTAATCAGGACAAAGGAAGCAACAATTGGCTCCAATGGATGAGAGCCACATTTGGCATTACTCCAAGGGAGCAACTCATACTGTCTCATATTAAATAGAAATGGTTATTAAGCGTAACGGTAAGGATCAAGACAAGAATCGTGGATCCGTTGTTGAAAGCATGAAGGAGTTCAGCCGTCGTATGACTGCTGCCTCAATGTCGCGTCAGCAAGGACGAAGCAACCTGACCTCTAAAGACCTTGAGCCTAAAGCAAAGGGCGGTGCAGCAACTGTGAAAGATGCTCCCAATGGAAAGGAATATGCAGGTCCAGCTTATGGGGAATACAAACCTAAAGAGCAACCCAAGCAAGAGCAAGTACAACCGAAGAAACCACAGCGTCGCCCCGGTGCAGGTCGAGAGGATGCGATGAACCGCTACATGGAAGAACGTAAGCGCAAAAAGGATGGTGATTCCCGCGTTATTGGGTAAGACCTGTCCACACGGGTATAATGAAAGAAAGCACGTTAGTTCGTGCTGCAGCTGCTAACTTAACGGAAAACTCAGACGATATCTTACGTTATTATCTGGAAAGCAGTAGGATGCCTCCGGGGATCCTATCTTTTAATGATCTGATTGAAGTTGCGCAAGCAGCACTTAATTCGTCAAAAGAAAAACTCACGCCAGCTAAGCTAGTCAAGCAAGTGTTTGGCGAAAGTTATAAAGGCCCACCTCTAACTATAGACGGCGACACCGTTAAACTTAATAAACGAGCATACATGTCAGCTGATGGTGGCTTACCACCCCCTGTATATGATTTAATTGCTCAAAAGCATGGCAAAGAAACGGCAGATGTATATCAGAAAGCTGTTAAAAAAGAGTGGTCGTTAATGAATGAAGAGACTAGGATGCTGGCAACAGAGACTGGTCAACCTTTTGATCGTGGCCATTGGCTTGCTAATAAATTTGGAGGTGCAGAAAGTGCTAGGGCTGGCTCTGTTGAATTAGCGGTTCATAACCGGGGTCATGGTGCTAATTTTAGGAATAGTCCGGGTGATTTAGAGTTAACCGGGCGCACATCTAATGGTTGGTTAGACGACTTCTATCAATGGAAGTTTGTTGAGGATAATCTAGGGGTTCCTGGAGCGGAACATCTTAAACAGGCGGATCTACAAGCTATTTCAAATGGAGTGCCTGCTGATAAACTGATTGCTCAGAGAGTGGCTGAACAGTTTAGTCGAAAAGGTGCTGTAGATAATGACTCAATAGGTTATATCTACGGAAGCCAGCTTGGTAGAGATGAGACTATTGACCAACATAGTCGGCATATTCAGGAGATCAATGATCGTAGTATTGTTGACAAAGGCTACGATCCACAGCGTGGTTCACCGGCTAGTCCCGAAGACATAGCGGCTGCACAAAACAGACTCAAGGCGCTTCAAATTCAACCAGCCGGAACTAGGCCGAAGGTTGATGTTGTAAACAGAAGGGCCACAAGGTTGCAACCAGCCAACATTACATATGATACTGATGGTAGTATTATCAACCCACGCCCGGATATCTTAGCAATTAAATCTGCTGAAACCGGCAAAGTAAGATCAACGGATCCTAATAATGTCAATGCTAGAGGGAATCCAAATAAATACACAGGAGTTGTTCCCGACTCGCCAGCAACTGCAGGTCTTAAACTTCTTAGGATTGCAAGGAATACAGCTCCTATGTGGGCAAGTCTTCCGTTAGGTGTAGCCGCTTTTGGTCAATCGGCTAACGCTGCCATACAAAAGCCTAACTCAGATACACTTGAATCTGCTGCTTGGGATGGAGCAAACCTTTTACTTGATGCAGCTACGTTAATTCCAATTCCATTGATTTCTGCAGGTGCAGAAGGGGCTCAAAAATTAGTTGGCATTAGTCAAGCAGCTCGTGAGGGTCAGAAATACGTTGCTAGAAATCCCAACCTTATGCCTAGTTCCCCTGTTTCACGTAAACCTCAACCCGCGTTGTATGGATCAGGAAAACCTGCACGTATTATTCCTTATCAACCTAGCTCCCAAAATCGTGGTGGCATACCTAACGCTGTAGCACCTGTTGCCAAGAAGGCTGCTCAATACATCCCAAAACCAGTGACGCCATTTCAGCCATTGGTTGATGCCTACCGTGGTTTCAACAAAATCATATCCAACATTGTTAGGGACTAATGTCACAGCAAAAACATGATGACCCCACAATCGTAGACCTACTTAAACTTCTAAAGCTTAAGTACATTGATGGCCAGGGTGCCAATGATCGTGTGCAGTCACGGTTTGGGTTTTTACCAACCAAGAATGCAGCGACAAACTTCGGAGCATTGATAAGCAACTCCCCTGTTGATAAATCAATGCTGATTCGCAAGGGAGATCCAGCTGACCAGCTTCGTCAGATGACTAGAAGTATTGGTCAGATCGAACGAATCAACAATGTGTATATCCCATCACGAGTAAAGCTCGCTGATTGACGCCTGTATGCCCCTGGAACACGCTTCTGGGGGCTTTTTAATACATTCCCTTATATGGCTCCACCAACCTTTGTTACAGGCTCTCAGAGAAGCGGTACAACAATTGCATCTATTATCACTGCTACAGATAACAATCTTACTTTTATTGATGAGGCTGAGTTTGTCCCCGGTAACGACTACAGGGACTGCGTGATTCACCTACCTGGAGCTTTAGACGGCTATGTCATGCTTCATCACATCTATCCATACTCACAGTTTATTGTTGTGACGCGGGACAAGGGTGACATCATCCAAAGCATGAAGCGTATTCTCTGGTGCAAAGATAACGTCCAAGACTGGGAACAGTTCTTAAACGACTATGTTGATAATCGCTTCCAACTAATTGAACAACTAACAAATTATTTGCCACAACAGGTATTACTGCTGCCTTATGCCTCTTTAAAGTCACATCGTCTCTTTGTGGAAGACAGAAGCCACTTCACCGTTAAGCAGTGGAAGTCTGACATTCCACGTGGCCCTAAGTATTGGTCCGATAACTTTCAATGTATCTCTGAATATTATGCAAGACGTTCTCAAGTCTCTCCAGGGTGACTTTAAGTTATTCCTTCAAGCTCTGTGGCATCAACTAGATCTACCTTCTCCAACAAGGGCACAGTACGCGATTGCTGATTATCTGCAACACGGACCTAAGCGACTACAGATCCAAGCCTTCCGAGGAGTTGGTAAGAGCTGGATTACTGGTGCCTTTGTGCTGTGGACATTGTTCAATGATCCTGAGAAGAAGATCATGATCATCTCGGCTTCCAAGGAGCGGGCAGACAACATGTCCATCTTCCTGCAGAAGCTAATCATTGAGACACCTTGGCTAGTTCACTTAAGGCCTAAAAGTGATGACAGTCGTTGGAGTCGTATCTCCTTTGACGTGAACTGCAGTCCTCACCAGGCACCCTCAGTCAAGTCTGTAGGTATTACAGGTCAGCTGACTGGTTCTCGTGCAGACCTAATGATTCTGGACGACATTGAGGTTCCAGGCAACAGCATGACCGAGCTTATGCGAGAGAAGCTTTTGCAGCTGTGTACAGAAGCGGAGTCCATCCTTACGCCGAAGAAGGACTCGCGCATTATGTACCTTGGCACTCCACAGACTACCTTCACTGTCTACCGAAAGCTAGCGGAACGTAACTATCGTCCATTTGTCTGGCCATCCCGTTACCCACGTAAAGACAAGCTCTCCCAATACGAAGGGCTTCTTGCTCCACAGATCGTGGAAGACATTGAGATGGGAGTGGAGGAGTGGTCCCCTACCGACTCAGATCGCTTCTCCAGTGATGACCTGCTGGAACGGGAAGCAGCTATGGGTCGTAGCAACTTCATGTTGCAGTTCCAACTCGACACAACACTGAGCGATGCAGAGAAATTCCCGCTTAAGTTTTCCGATCTCGTCATTACCTCTGTTAATCCGACTCAAGCGCCGGATGCTGTTGTGTGGTGCAGTGACCCTCGTAATTGCCTCAAGGATCTGCCTACGGTTGGCCTACCGGGTGATTACTTCTACTCCCCGATGCAGCTCCAAGGCGACTGGAGTCCATACACAGAAACGATCTGCTCAGTAGACCCCAGTGGTCGTGGTACTGACGAAACAGCAGCTACATACATCTCACAAAAGAATGGCTTTCTCTACGTTCACGAAGTACGAGCTTATCGCGACGGTTATAGCGACAGTACACTTCTTGACATCTTGCGTGGGTGTAAGCGGTACAATGTTACTAAACTACTCATCGAAACAAACTTCGGAGACGGTATCGTCGCAGAACTGTTTAAGAAGCACCTCCAACAAACCAAGCAAGCCATAGACGTAGAAGAGGTACGAGCCAATGTCCGTAAAGAAGACCGGATCATTGATGCTTTAGAGCCCATCATGAACCAACACAAGCTCATCGTTGATCGCAGCGTCATCGAATGGGACTACCACTCCAATAAAGACGCAGCACCTGAAGAACGACTCCTATACATGCTCTTCTACCAGATGAGTCGTATGTGTCGTGAAAAGGGTGCAGTTAAACATGACGACAGATTGGATAGCTTAGCTCAAGGGGTTAAGTACTTCACAGATGCTATGGGTATTAGCGCCTATGAAGCTGTCAAGCAACGTAAGCAAGAAGACTGGCAAGACATGCTTGAGACCTTTATTGACGACCCTCAATCAGCGACTAATCACCTTGTGTTGGGGTTCAATATTGACCAGCGTAGACAGGCTAGAGGAAAGACACAAAGATCCTCTACACCTGTATGGGTAAACTCCAGTTCCTGACTGGGATCTGGACCGATCCGTCATGTATACAGGGGGATGGAAGGGTGGACCGGACCCCTGGAGGGGGGAAAGACTCCAAGACAAGCAAGTTGTCTTGTTCATCTTTCCCTTCCTTTACTAATGAACAGTGAGGGAGCCAAGGCTCCAAAGACACACATCTCCCTCTTAGTTCATTCATCTACTTCCCTACCTCTTCCCCACTGAGTTCTACTCCTCTCGACCACAGCCGAAGGCGTGGGAGGCAGTAGAGAATATGTCACTACCTACCCTTAACCAATGAGTAGAACATATAGGAATAATCCAACATACGTATTCCGACCTGTTAAGACTTTCAATGAATTAAGACAGGTTAGGGTTAGCGATGACTTCTATGATGAGGACTATAAGGTGTCTACTCGGCATCGGTATGTTCCATCACTGTACGACGACATCAAAGTATCTGCATACAAACAACTAGACCACCATAAATGACCCATTCCACCAAACTGGTTCACATCACCCCTAACGCTGAAGAGCTTATCTCTTACATGGCTAGGGTATCCAACCCATCTAACCAAACAAATACTGAGACCTCACCTCGACTCATTAGGTATCTAATCGAGCACCAGCATTGGTCTCCATTTGAGATGGTTAACATGTGTGTAGAGATCAGTACAACACGTAGTATAGCTGCACAGATCCTTCGGCATAGGTCATTCTCGTTTCAAGAGTTTAGTCAACGGTATGCAGAAGTCCCAATCCCTGCAGAACTACCTGAGCTTCGGAGACAAGATACCAAGAACCGTCAGAACAGTATTGACGACCTGGATGATGTTCTAAAGCAAAGCTTCAAGTTTAGGATTGGTGTACTGTACGGTGATGGTTATCGTTTGTATAAAGACATGGTAGCAGCTGGTGTTGCTAAAGAGTGTGCAAGAGAAGTGTTACCACTGGCTACACCAACTCGGTTGTATATGAATGGCAGTATTCGGTCATGGTTACATTACTGTGATCTGAGGACCAGTAATGGTACGCAGAAAGAACACGCACAGATAGCAGCAAGTGTCCAAGATATCTTGTATGAACACCTACCAAATGTATGTGAGGCTATGTGGAACAGAAACTTAAGCTAGAGGAGTTCCGAGTCCTTTACCGTACTTGGAAGAGAGAGATACCTTGGTTCGATCATCTTCTCCTTGGGTTGCTGGTGTGGCTTGAGGAGAAGTTCATTGATGCACGGGTGAAAGTAGAAGTCGATCAGGCAATTGAAGAGTACAAAAAGATTGAACCTCCTATGCCTGATATGGTGACACCGATCTATACGGAAAAGCCGTCAGATACATCTACAAGCCTCCCTGAGATGCGTCTAACGGCTCCTTGGTATACTGAACTGTATGATGAGAAATAGAGGCCTTGTAGGTCAATCCTGAAGGGTCCTTTATTTTTGACATAATTTTCTGAAGCCTTATATCGTTAGGGGAGGACGCTACTCCCCCCGTGCCCCTCTATTGAATTAGGCATAGCGTCGGTATCGAGGACGCCCTAGATATGTAGTCTAGTCCACGCACCTAGTATGTATAGCGAAGCGTTGGCTTATTGAGAACTGTTTGCAATAACATCGATACGAATGCGTATTGGTAGATATGAAGTGATCTGTATGGCCTCATCAATTATAATTATCAATACGACACACATTGATAAGCTCAGCTAATACATAGCCCAACACGATCATCACATCTACTCACTTACTAGCATTCTCAATAAACCTGGGTTATTAACAATCCAACTAACCATAACCAACACTGCGTTTGCTTGCATTCACAATCATGCACTCGTTACACTCGCGCTCACGCACGCCATCACCAACACACACAGCACCAATGCTTTCATTCCATTCAAGCTAACGTACATACACCATTGATAAGCCAACCTTATGACTACCGATAAGGAACGCTGATAGGGTCAATCAGTGGCCTACACGGATCCACTGGGTTCTTGGGATTGACACATCGTGTCCACTATGGTATGGTAGGTTCATCGGTGGGGGACGGGCGACACGGCCTTCACACCAGCACCTCGACAACTGAATAGCCGGTTCGTCACAAGACGGAGCTAGTGGTGCGAGCGATCCCACGAAGTGTAGATATGGTTGCAACCCGACCAGACACTACGAACCTGTACACAAACGAATAGCGCAGAGCCACATGCGCTAGTGCGTGCTAACGCACACTACAAGTTTGATCATGGCAACACATATGCTGCAGTCTGAGGTGAAAGCGATACTCAGTGCGGCTTGTCCTTTAATTAGCATTCAATGCAATTGACTAGCTATGAACGCCAAGTCCGCAACATTCTCACGGATGTGACGGGCTACTCCTTCAATAAGGAGACTGATGAAGACGGCACCTACTACAACCTAATTGACCTTTATGGTGATGTTGATGGCGATCCGTTCTATGAGTTCGATGACCTTGTGTCCTACATCAGCAACAACGATGATGTAGATGGTGAGCTTGCTAACCTGTGCAACTCTCTTGCTACTGTCTAACCTGTACACTTACGAATAATACTATGACCTTGCTTGCTTTGTTCTTGTTGATTGCTGGCACTGTGTGGGGTACTGCCGAGGTGATGCGATGAATACATATCAACTATTCATGGGTACAAACGTACCTAATGGAGACACCGTATCCAACAGTGAATGGGATGAGTTCATCAAAGTACTTGATACTGTCTTTGATGGCTACACAATTAGCACTGTTGATGGTGTGTGGAAGAGTGAGCATGAGATCACTAAATGTGTAAGCGTATGCACTAAGTACGTTGATGATGTGATGTATGTCGCACGTAAGTACAAGGATGCATTCAATCAGGACTCTGTAGGAATACAGCAGCTCCCTTCAATGTCGTTTATCTGATCACTACACATGGGTAAGAAAAAGAAAAAGCTCAAGCTGCCTGCTAACAACATCGTCTCATTCAATCGTGATGACATTCAGATGCACAGTCAATCTGAACTACATGACTACGGTGATTATGTAATCGCACGTAATGCAGCAAGGATGCTATTGAGTGAGGGCATTTGTCCACATCTCTTTCAGCAAGCAATGGAAGATGAGCAAGAGTATCAAGGTATGTACGCATGAGCAATGCTGACGCTAACGCTTACAGCTACACAATCTCTCGCATGGATGATGAAGGCTATTGGGTAGCACTCGATACCTTCGATTCATACAGTGAGGCTGAACTTGTCTTTGATAAGTATGAGGAGATGTATCCATACGCCTATGTCGATATCGTTCACAATCACGCGGAGTAATTCAATGACCACCACCATTCCAATCATGTTAACTGGGCAATCGCTACTTGATTATGTAGACGACAAGATGCCTTTAGTTAATAGAGGCGAGCTGACACGCACAGATCTTATCAAGGACGCTGGCTATGTGTATGACAACGGTAAGGCCATGTATGTGGACTTCTATACCGAGCTACTGAATGCACGTGGTGTGACACCTACAACGATGCGAGATGTGGAGGATCAAGAGTATGCAGACCTCGATCAAGACAAGAAAGATCTATACGATAGTGTAGACGAGCGAATTGGTAGTAAGTGGACTCACGAGGAGATTATTGAGTTCATTGAAGAGCTTGATGACATTGGTATCACCACTGCTCGTGAGTTTGAGGATGCATTTGAGTGGGAGCACGACAGCTACTCTTCATACGCTGAGAAAGAGTTTGCGGAGTACTTCTGTCTTGAAGTGTTGAATGCACAGATCCCTGACATTGTTCTTTATGCAGTTGATTGGCAACACGTATGGGATCACGACCTTCGCTACGACTACAGCTCGATTGAGACTAGCAACGGTACCTACTTCTTCCGCAATAACTGATGACTATTTGGACTGAGCAACAGATCATCCTTTCTGTGATTGGCATGATCGGCATCTTTAGTGTTGTACCTGTGTTTGTGTACAGCACTGTTCGCAACCCTATCAATAAGTGATGACCTACAAAGCAGAAGCTGGTATCCACGACGTGGCAATCAAAGTTGATGTGTACCCTGATGAATTCAGGCCCATCATGAAGGCGCTTAAGTATGCGCTGGTATGTGAAGACTCGCGCAAGATCCTCAATGAGGATGAATGGTCACAAGTGAATGACTTCCTTGATGACTTCAGTTCCACTGCACTTAACGAAGGTATTTAATGGCTAAAGCACTGACTGATGAACAACGCAAGCTGCGTCTTGAGTTGGTTGACTTTGTTGCTCAAGGTGTACGCACACAAGCAACAGCTGGTTACTACACAACTGAGCAGGTTGAGTATCTCACCACTCAATTGGGAAGGGTAGCCAAGTTCCTTTGTTTGAAGGACTGACTACATAACTCGTTTCACACTCATCGCGAAGGCGTATGCAAACATATCAGGTCACATTGTCTACAGGTGTTTGGTACATCCTTGCACCCGACTCAGAGCACGCAGCCTGGTCTGCCCTTGAGTTGTCCAGAGAAGAACGAGCAACCCTTATAAACGTAAAGCTAAACGATGAGTGGTAAACGTAAAGATTACTTCCCAAATAACTGGCAAGAGTACTACCAAGCTGATGACAACGACTTCATTCCCCATACATTTGAGGAGGTCATGTCTTGGAAGGTTGCCGGGTGGGAGCTACCCAGCTCTGTGTGTTGCGTAATCCGGGTCACGGACATGCAGACCAAGAAGGTCAAAGAACATGTCTACTCCAAGCAAAGCGCAGCCCAGAACAAGGTTAATCAACTCCTGCATACACCTGATATCGAGTTCACCGTTGTAGATCACGAGTCTATCCATCACATCACTCCAGCCGACATTATTGATGACTGAGCAGACATTTAACCGCCGTCTTTCGCAGCTGATCGAGGAAGTTATGCAACATCCGCATAAAACTGAATTGCTACAATTAGCCCAAGAACAGCTCTTGGATGATACGCTTGTACTTGTAGACGCTTCACAGCTTTGCAATTGATCAGCTTCCGAAATTTCTACCTAGGGATGGATAAGGAATCATTCACGGATGTACTTGTCCACATCGGTAGGCTTAGACTAGAGTGGGACTGCTCACCACGGACCAATGGACCCACTTCGTCGAACGGTTACCAATCCCCAGATGGAGCGGGTCCAGCGGATGATGAACCTGTTGCGTCTGCTTGATCGTGAGGTACCTGCCCAGGTGCTGGCCACATTTTTCTATGTAGCCGCTCACGACAACTGCCACAAGCAAGCGGTGGAGGAAGAACTCAATCTCACCACCGCTGCTGGCAGTAGGTGCACAGACAAGCTCACGGATCAGTCCTGGGTTAATAAGCCAGGGCTTGATCTCATCATCAAGGAGCAAGACCCATCGAATAAACGAAGACAACAGCTACGGCTCACGCCTAAAGGCAAGGCCCTGATCCAACAGATTGAGGAGATTCTCTATGGCGACCAAGCTCCAGAGTTATCTGGACAGGAAACCAGTCAAGGCAACGATCAAGAACTTTGATCAAGCCTTTGAGTTTGCTTGTCACAATCATCCCGTGTGGTCCCTCAAACGAGAAGGCAGCACACAAGCTGACAATGTGCGCAGGCACCATCGACAGCTCAAGGAACACATGGACGGAGAGGCAGTCCCTCTCAAGTTCATGGATACCAAGATGATCAAAGACATCACTGAAGACATCAAAGATGATCTTGAGTGGTCAGAGAACAGTGCTAACAAGTTCTTGTCGACAATCAGCACGACATTCAAGTGCTTATTGAGACATCACCTTGTTGACACGATGCCTGTCATCCTTCGGTACAGTACACCGGAAGGACGCACAGAATGGTATACACAACAACAGGTCGATCATTACTGCCAGATCGCTAGAGATCATGGACGCGATGAGTTAGCTGATTTAGTTTTGTTTGCTGCCTACACTGGACTCAGGCAAGGAGAACTGAGAAAGCTAAGGGCTTGGGACTTTGATTTCAGGCTGGAACAACCACAGATTCATGTGGGTGGTACCCCTGAAACACGCACCAAAACTGGTAACTACAGACAAGTCGGTCTCAACGACCGTCTGATGCCAATGGTTCACCGCCTTTTGGATGGTGCCCGTCCCAATGATCTGGTGTTTGGTGACTACTGGTACAACCGCCAGAAAGTCTCACGTGACTTCAACCGAGTGCGTGAGTTCTTGATGTACGAAGACCCGACCATCACCCGAGGTCATGTCTTCCACACCTTGCGTCACAGCTACGGCACGTGGCAAATCGCAGCCGGTACATCCGTTATGCACGTGAAGCAAACGATGGGACACAGCAATGTGAAGACCACCGAGCGCTACATCCATAACACACAAGCGGCTGTTGTCAACTGCGCGAACGCTATCTAGGTCCGTCTAGAGCAGCTGCCATTTCCCCTGCTACCATGATTCCGAGGGCTATTCTCAAGACTGAGAATTGTTGGAATCCCTTGGGAGCGTGCCGGAATTGGTAGACGGACTCGACTCAAAATCTGAGTTCAAGTCCTGTTCATTAAACGTATACGTGGGGGAGAGATCCCCCATTTTTATTGCAGCATCTACCTGTCCATATCCGTATCACCAAGACGCTGAATCTAGTAACAGTCTTGTCTCAATTCTTCACACTCATCGCCTATGCCAACGCCTGCCCAGATCGAAAAACAAGTCGAGCTTGAGCGCGAACAGATCAGGCAAGGCCTGAAGCGGCTTAAAGAAAACACACAAAAGCTGGAGCAGCAGAGCTACGCATCGGCTACGGTTTACGGAGTGGCCTCCATTGATGCCCTGCTTCCGAAGCTTGTGTCACGGATTGAAGACACAACCAATCGGATTCATGAGGGCAAGGTCGGGGCCTCGTTCAAGGAAATCCGGCAGTACCTAGCTGATGTCGAACCCCTAGCAGCGGCTGCGATTGCCTTGAAGATCACCTTTGACAAGGTGTTCAGCGTCAAGGAAGGCAGCGATCAGGTCACCGAAGTGTGTGATGCGATCGGTTCAGCCGTCGAAGCGGAATGTCAGATGCGCCACTACGAACGTGAAGCGCCAGGTCTACTGGAGACCCTGAAGAAGAACTACTGGCACCGATCCTGTGGCACACACCAGAAACTGGTGATCATTCGTACCTTGATGAATCGGTACGAAGTCAAACCATGGGAGACCTGGGGTCGTGCCAATCGCGTAAAGCTGGGTGGCTGGCTATTGGATTGCATTATCAGCAGCAGCAATTGGTTCACGCGGCTGATGAAACAAGAGGGCCGCAAGCGAGTCAATTACATCGTGCCAACACCAGAGTTCCTTGAGATCAAGGAGCAAGTAATCAAGGACTCAGAGCTCTTCGCTCCGCTGGCATGGCCGATGCTGATTGAGCCCAATGATTGGACGAACGACCGGCCTGGTGGCTACCTGCTCAATGAGGTAATGCGAGGCCATGACTTGGTTCGACGAGGCGATCCGTCATGTATACAGGGGGAAATACCGCTCTCCTTCCTGAACAAAATTCAGAAGGTCGCCTTCAAGCTAAACCCCTTCATTGTGGGCGTAGCTGAGGAGCTAATCAGACTGGAACGCTCAGTCGGTAAATTCCTACCTATCGTTCATCACGATCTGCCTGCTAAACCTGCTGACATCGACACAAACTACGAAAGTCGTAAGGACTATCGGAGACGAGCAGCAGAGGTGATGAATCGCAATGCACAAGAGTTCAAACGCTCTTGTCGCACTCGGATGACCATGGAAGCGGTTCAACGTTTCAAGGACGTTGACCGTTTCTTTTTGCCGTGGTCATTTGACTACCGTGGAAGAGCTTACCCGATTCCTGCATTCCTGACTCCTCAGGATACGGATTTTGGGAAATCACTTTTACGCTTTGCTGATGAGTCGTACATGACTCCTGAAGCAGAAGATTGGCTTGCCTTTCAGGTAGCCACTTGCTACGGCCTAGATAAAGCTACGATGGCTGAGCGTCTTGAGTGGACAGAGAACAACCTCACACTCATCACGCAAGTTGCTACCGACCCAATCGGATCATTACCTGAATGGGAAGCAGCTGAAGAGCCGTGGCAATTCTTAAGTGCCTGCGATGAGTTCTATCATTGCGTGATCGCAGCTGATCGACAGTTCACAGGCTTAATGGTCGCAACCGATGCAACCTGTTCAGGACTCCAGATCCTGGCAGGATTGGCACGAGACAAGAGTACAGCGAAGCTGGTCAATGTCTTACCTAGTGATAAGCCCCAGGATGCATACAAGGTTGTAGCTGAAGCAGCTCGACCCAATTGCCCAGAACGGCTACAAGAACACATGGACAGAAAGAAGACCAAACGGGTCGTCATGACTGTTCCTTACAATGCAAAGCCGTTCAGCAATCGTGGTTACATTCGGGATGCATTCACTGAGGCGGGTATAGAGATTGACAAGGATGAGTTGACCCAGGTTGTGACAGCTGTACGTGGGGCGATGGAGCGTATTGTTCCCGGCCCCATGAAAGTGATGCGTTGGATCGAAAATGAGGTCGCTAACGCCATTAAGCGTGGCGCTGACCACCTGACTTGGACAACCCCATCAGGGTTTGTCGTCCATCAAAAACTCATGAAGAAGCAAGTTGAACGAATCACCTTGCAACTTCTGGGCGAATGCCGTATGTCGGTAGCAACCGGAGATACGGATGAGGTTGACATCAACCACCACAAGAATGCAACTAGCCCAAATCTTATTCACAGCCTAGATGCAAGCTTGTTACATTTGACCACCCTACGGTTTGATGCACCTATTGCATTGATCCACGATTCAGTTCTGTGTCGGGCAACTGATATGTCTTACCTGTCCACAATGGTACGCGAGACATACATGCACCTATTTGCAGAACACGATTACCTCAAGGACTTTGCTCAGCAAATTGGAGCAGAGTCTGAACCGCCGATCATCGGAGATCTGGAACCAGAATCCGTGATTGAATCCACCTATTTCTTTTGTTAATGGCACAAGCAATTCACGTTACCCAACAACCTGTTGTCCTTGAGGGCTATCAGGCTGTACTGAAACCAAGCAAGTTTGGCTACTCGTTGTCCGCAGTGGTAGACAGCGATCTTGTCAACAAACTAGAAGAAGATCGCGCCGAGTCGATTAAGTGGGCTGAGTCAAAGCTCAAGAATCCAAAGCGCTCGACACTAAAGCCAGAGCCTTGGGAGGAGGTCTCTGAAGGTAAATACAAAGTCAAGTTCAGCTGGAATGAAGAGAACAAGCCGCCCGTGGTGGATACTGAGGGAACACCTATTACTGACACAGGCACTCCCCTCTACAGTGGCTCAAAGGTTAAGCTTGCTTTTAAGCAGAAGCCCTATATCCTCCGTGATGGTGTCACCTACGGAACCACACTTAAGCTCGTTGGTATCCAGGTCGTTGCTGTTGCATCAGCAGCTGGTGTGGACGCCGGGGATCTAGATGAAACCGAAGTGGCTGCGCTCTTTGGACAAACTAAGGGTTTCAAGATTGGTGAACCCAATGTGTCGCAAGTGGCTGAACCTGAATCCGATGAGGACGTAGAAGACTTCTAATGGCTTTCCGCTCAGGGCTGGAGGAGAAGGTTGCTGATCTTCTCTCCAATCTTGGCGTCAAATACGAATACGAATCAACAAAGGTCCCATACATACTGCAGTGTAATTACACGCCGGATTTTCTTCTACCATCAGGTATCTACCTTGAAACCAAGGGACACCTAACAGAAGAGGACCGGCGCAAGATGAAAGCAGTAAAGAAAGCGAATCCCGATCTCGATATTCGATTTGTCTTCCAGTCGCCCTATAACAAGATCTATAAAGGATCAAAGACAACCTACGCATCATGGGCCGAAAAGAACGGGTTCCCATGGTGTTCATTTCATTCCATCCCAATCGACTGGCTTACGTAATGTCCACCTATAAGTACGGAACAGCTGATTACTACGCTGAACAGTTTAGCGATTTCCTTGCCGATGTTCAGTCGGATGATCCCGAGACGACCGACAACCTGATTCAAGGTTTTTACCGAGCACTCGACTCCTGGTTTGAGTATCACGATGAACAAGCACGAACCTACGCAGCAGTGCGAAAGCGAGTTCGTGAGGCACTTACCGTGTGAAACCTGTGGGTCATCCGATGCAAATAGTTTGTACACGGATGGCCATACTTTCTGCTTTTCGTGCAATGCATACACGCATGGCGACGGCGACATTCACACTCATAATATGTCCACCAATGTATCCCTCAAAGGATCAGCGCAGCGCCTCAACAAACGAGGAGTCTCAGAAAAGGTCTGCCAACAATACAAGATCTACACAGACGGAGACGTTTTACGCTTCCATTATTTTGACGATGCTGGAGTCCTTAGGGGCTGCAAGGTAAAGACTAAGAACAAGATCTTCAGTTATGAAGGAGAAACCCCTGGCACACTCTTTGGACAACATTTGTTTCCCGCCACTGGAAAACGAGTCGTTATCACTGAAGGGGAACTCGATGCAGCTTCATGTAGTGAGGCTATGCCGGGGTGGCCGATGGTTTCTCTACCTAGCGGTGCCGCAGCGGCCAGAAAGTCGGTTCAACGGGCTCTCCCCTGGCTCCAGGGCTATGAGGAGATTGTCTTGTTCTTCGACAATGACGAGGCAGGCCGTAAGGCGTCGGAGGAGGCAGCAGGGGTCCTACCACCTGGCAAGTGCAAGATCGCATCGCTCCAAGGCGATTACAAAGATGCGTCAGACGCCCTCTCTGCCAATGACACTGAAGCGATTCGTCGCGCTATTTGGGACGCGAAACCTTACCGTCCAGATGGGATCGTTGACGGAAAAACCCTCTTAGATCTTGTTACTACACCATCACCACCATCAGATCATGACTACCCCTTCGACGGATTACAGCGCCTACTCCATGGAGTTCGATATGGAGAACTTGTCACTATCACTGCAGGATCTG